TGGTGTTGAAATTCTAGGTAAATTAAATAACAAATTTGCTTCTAGAGTAGAAGCTACCCGATATGATACCAAAATTCAAGCCTTAAGGGCAATTTCTAATTATTGTCACTCTAGAAAGTTCAGAGAACTGGTTATGGAAAGATGGAACTTGGTATTGGATATTGTATATTCTACCACGAATGACAAATACTTTTATATTAGTGTGAAAAAAGTTTGAATAAACACTTGACTTCCAGGCCCACTTGTGATAAAATGGTCCTGTAACAATAAAGAAGGGAATAATCCCGTAACATTATGAGAGATGTGAAATGACATATACAGAAAAACAGTTAAAGTTTCTTTCAGCGGCCATCGTCAAATATGGCGAAGGGGCTGTATTAGCAAAGACAACTATTACTGAAATTGCAGAAGAAAATGGGTTGAAATTCCCATTTTGGTTGACTGACGCACGGCGAATGGGTACTTTTACTAAGGTTGGTAAAGATACTTATCGTCTTCCTGCATTAAATGGTGGAGAAGGCGCGACAATCGCAGATGTGGTTACTGCTCCGGTAGTTAATACTCCGGCTCCTGTAGAAACAAAAAAAGTAGAAAGCGATTCAACTTTAGATATGAGTACATATTTTAATCCAGCAGAATTGATTCCTAAAAAAGATCCTTTGTTCGTAGCACACGGACATTTTGGTGATTTGGTTAAAGTTCTCCAATCCAAAAAATTCTACCCCGTCTTTGAGACTGGCGAATCTGGAACTGGTAAAACTTACATGACCGAACAAGCATGTGCAAAACTCAAGAGAGAGTTTATCAGAGTTAACATTACTGTTGAAACTGATGAAGATGATCTTTTAGGTCACTACGCATTGATTGATGGCAATACAGTTTGGCAAGATGGTCCTGTGGTCATCGCAATGGAACGTGGAGCAGTTCTTCTCCTTGATGAGATTGACTTGGCTTCTAACAAAGTTATGTGTCTTCAACCTATACTTGAGGGTAAAGGAGTTTACTTGAAAAAGGTAAACAGAATGGTTACACCAGCCGCAGGTTTTTCGGTTGTAGCAACCGCCAATACTAAAGGTAAAGGCTCTGAAGATGGTCGTTTTGTTTTTACTAACATTTTGAACGAAGCTTTTCTTGAAAGGTTTCCTATTACAATGGAAGTTGGATATCCTTCATCTCCTACTGAAAAGAAAATTGTGAACAAAGTTCTCGATTCTCTTGGAGTTCCGGATTCTGATTTCGCAGAGAAGTTGGTAAATTGGGCAAACGCCATTCGCAAAACTTTTTATGATGGTGGAATTGATGAGGTAATCGCAACTCGCCGATTAGTTCATATCTCAAACGCATTCGCAATTTTCGGTGATAGAATGAAATCAATTGAAATGTGTGTAAATCGTTTTGATGAAGATACTAAAACTTCTTTCTTGGATTTGTATTCCAAGATTGATGCCGGAGTTGAGATCGATGAATCCTCAACTGAAGAGTCCTCAGAAGAAGAAACTAATGATGGACAATATTCATAACCTCAAATGAGAGAAAATATAATGGGAGCATTAACTGTTAAAACAATAGTAACGAACAACTTCAAATATTTGGCGCGAGATTTAAATGGCGCCGTATATGTGTTCGAAAATAAACCTAGTATCGCAACAGATATCGCTTGTGATACTTGGGATGTGAAAACTGGAGAAGTTCTTGAAATAACCAAACCTCTAGCAGAAGAAGTTTCTTCAGATTATATGACTGAAGAATTCGGAGACTGGAGAGAATCCTTAATAGAGATAAGTTAATGAAAATATGGCTTGAAGAAATCGCAACATTTACAATACTGATGGGTATGGTATACCTTGTAGCAATACTAATGTTCAGTTTGTAATATGAAACACGCGACAATAGAAATTCTCCGCGAAGATGAAGACACCATTTTTGGGAAACCGAATGGACAATTCTTTGTGAGAGAATACGAACACGGGGAAGAACGGGGAGGCTCGTTCTTTCAAACTATGGATGAAGCACATAAACACGTTTTAGAATATCAAGATGAAGGAAAATCCGTTTAAACCTAATACTAGTAGAGTAGATGTATTAGAAAATAAAATAGAAGCACTTATGGAAAGAGTTGCTAGATTAGAAAGGGATTTCACATATCATTTAATGGAGCATGTCAGAGATGAAAAAAAATAAACGAATACGACAAGAGGGTGCGATCAAACGTACAGAAGCATCTCTTCTTAAATGGGAAGAGGAACTAAAAAACCCAAAAGTCGATAATGATTTTAAAAAGCTCATCAAGAAGAAAATTGAACGAGCAAAAACAACAATTGCAAATACTAAATTGGTATGAGTAATTTAACCTATCTATGGAGTCAAGGAATGGTAGATAAAATAGCAGAAAAGGTTGCAGAAGAACCTATGGAAAATGTTGAGTTGATTCAGCAGATCCAGAAGCACCGTACGCGACCCAAACATGTAATTGATGAGGAAAAAGTTGATGAAGAAATACTTAATCGACATGATCGAAGACAAATGGAAATGTTTGATGATCCTTACATGAATTGGAGTGGTCATCGATAAGATGTTTAGCAAAAAGGAAATTTTAATTGGAATACTTATATCAATTATAGGTATCTATTTGGCATGGACATTGAGGTTAGAAGCTCAAGCTATGGAAATGTATATATATTAATGTGATTATGAAAATTAATGAATTTATACGAAAGTATAATAAAGTAAAAACACTTGTTCCAGGCATGACAAGTTCTTTCTGTCCACACGTAATTTGTAAGGATGGATTTAAAATGTCTGTGCAAGTAGGACAATCAAATTACAGTACTCCCAAAGATGATGTAGATAATTATGAAGAAGCTGAAGTCGGATATCCGTCTGAAGAAGAAACATTAATTGCGAAATACGCAGAAGATACTACAAAACTTTGTGATACTGTTTATGGTTTCGTGCCTTGTTCTCTAATAGATAGAGTAATAGAAAAACACGGAGGAATTGATGAAACACAAGTGCATTTGTTGAGTAAATGACTCTAAAGCCAGGATCAAAGGGGCGAACTTTGGACTGAGTGCTAGTAAGAGCTCTACTTAAATGAAGTTAAGAGGCCTCTCCAAAAAGATCCAGAGTACGCGCAGAGGATTGAGGTTAGGATAGTTTAAGCTCTACTCAACATTATATTAATATGAAAACAGAGATTGAAAACTTTATAGGTATTTTTGATAATGCAGTAACAGATATAGACTGTGATTCTCTTATAGATTTTTTTGAACAAATGAAAACTATAGGTAATCCGGAATGTATAGGAAAACCTTCTGGGTTTTCTCCGAACATGAGAAATAATTCTATGTATTTCTTCATGAATGAAAATGACCCTGTGATAATTAGTCAACATCAAAAACAGTTATACCCCTTTACCGATGCAATACGAAAATGTTATGAGTTATATACTGAAAAATATTTTACGATTGCAGACTTAGGACGACACGTACTAAACAACGATATAAAATTACAAAAGACTGTGCCAGGAGAAGGGTATCATATTTGGCATTGTGAAGTTGCAAGTATCAGTACCAGCAGAAGGGTTTTACTGTGTATATTATATTTAAATGATATAGATGAGGGTGGCGAAACAGAATTTATTTATCAACACCAGAGAATAGATGCAGTTAAAGGAAGAGTTGTAATATGTCCAACCATATTTACGCACACTCACAGAGGCAATCCACCTCTAAATACTGCAAAATATATGATCAATGGTTGGATGGAATTTATTGATCTTTAATTTATAATAGGAAAGTGGAATGAAGATTTCAATTGATATTAAGGAACTAAGAGAAAAGAAAATTTTTGTGGCAACGCCAATGTACGGTGGTCAATGTCATGGAATGTATACTAAAGCATGTTGTGACTTAGCAACCACTGCTACCAAATATGGAATGGATGTAAAGTTCTTTTATCTCTTTAATGAAAGTTTAATTACAAGAGCAAGAAATTATCTAGTTGATGAATTCTTGAGATCCCCCTATACCCACCTGATGTTTATTGATTCAGACATCAACTTTAACCCACAAGATGTATTAGCACTCGCGTCATTAGTTGGCAAAGATAAACCAATTATTGGTGGCCCATATCCTAAGAAGTGTATTGCTTGGGAAAAAGTACGAAATGCGGTTGATGCAGGATTAGCAGATGAAAATCCAAATGAACTAGAGAAGTTCACCGGAGATTTTGTGTTTAATCCAACAGAAGGAACAACTCAAATTAAAATCGATGAACCTACAGAGGTGTTAGAAGTAGGTACGGGTTTTGTTATGATCGCACGTGAAGTCTTTGAAAAATTCAGAGATGAATACCCACAATTTTCCTACAAGCCAGATCACAATCGTTCAGAGCATTTTGATGGTAAACGATACATTCACGCATTCTTTGATACTGTCATTGATAATGAATTGTATGCCGGAAAAGGTGCAGGTGGATCAGATCGTTATTTGTCTGAGGATTATATGTTCTGTCAATGGGCAAGAAAAATTGGTTTCACAACTTGGTTGTGTCCGTGGATGGAAGTAAATCATGTCGGCGCCTATGTCTTCAATGGTACACTAAAAGAGCTTGGCAAATTAGAATTTGCTTCTCATGGAGTGGATATTGAAACTAGACCCGATAAAGAGAAACGAAAACAAACAAGACAAGAGAGGAGAGCCGCAGAACGAGCAGGAAAGAAAAAGGGGAAACTTACTACCCCTACAAGATAATAGCTTGACAAATGTCAAATACATGATATAATATAATTATACGTTTAATACTAAATCAACCTATACGGAGTAATATGAAGTTAACAGCAGAAACAACCGCGATACTTAAAAACTACGCAACAATAAATCAGAACATTCAGTTCAAAGAAGGAAATACGTTATCAACTATTTCCCCTCAAAAAAACATTCTAACAAAAGCAACGATTAGTGAAGATATCCCTAGTACATTTGCTATCTATGATCTCAATAAATTATTGGGTGCACTCAGTCTTTTCGAAAAGGCTCCTGAGTTAAATGTTGGAGAAAATAAATTGAATATTCATAGTAAGGACTATGAGTTAAATTACGTTTATGGTGATCCAGCTATGTTAGTCTTACCTCCAGAAAAAAGTTTAGATTTTCCCGAACCGGAAATCACATTCAAAATGCCGAAGGAAGCATACGATGCTTGTCTAAAAGCGGCACAAGTTTTGTCATTACCAGAATTGATTGTACATGGTGATAAGAGTAAAATCTTTTTGGTAGCAACTGATACGAATAATAATGCCTCAGATGAGTTTCGTAGAGAAGTGGGAACTACTGATGCAGAATTTCAAATGGTTTTCAAAATTGAGAACATGAAACTTTTAAGTGGTGGATATCAAGTTGGTATTTCTTCCAAAGGTATTGCACATTTTTCACATGAACATTCTAAACTAGAATATTGGATAGCAACTGAACAAAATTCTAATTACAATGGTTAAAGACAAAAAGAAACATTGGAATGAGGGGGTATTTGAAGAAGAGTATTTTCGTATACACGGAGAGCTACCCTGGGATATTGGACATCACGATAAAAATTTAGAAAAAGTTTTCGAGTGGGATTGGCAAGAATCATTATCAATATTAGAATTGGGTTGTGGTACTGGTAATGATGCTATCTGGTTTGCAAAAAAAGGATTTGATGTAACCGCTGTAGATATATCCGAAAGAGTAATTAATCTTGCTTATGAAAAAAGTTCAGCTGAAGGAATTTCTAATATAGAGTATATAATTGAAGACATCTTTTCATTTTCAACTGAAAAGAAATTTGACATTATTTATGATAGAGAATGTATTCACAATAACCAAGATGATTTAAAAACACTTTTTAAAAGACTACATAAAATATTGAAAGATGATGGTAAAATTATTATTTTATCAGGTAACCCAAATAATAAGTTTTTTGGGCCAATATATCATGGCACACCCCGGCCCACTCCTATGAACATTAGTACTATTGAAATGAGTAGCAAAGATTTATTTAAAATTAAATTAGTAAAAGAAATAGATATGGAACAAAATAATAGTCGTAGATGGGGTGATGGTAGTTTAGGTTGGTTATTTATCTTGGAGAAAAAACTATAATGGATAATTTTTTATGGGTAGAAGAGTTCCGTCCAAAAACTGTGACGGATTGTATTTTATTAAAAGCCACTAAAGAAGTCTTTCAAGGATTTGTAGATGATGGTAAGATTCCAAATCTACTTTTGTCTGGTGGAGCTGGTGTAGGTAAAACTACAATAGCTCGTGCTATGTGTGATGAAATTGGTTTGGATTATTTGATGATCAATGGATCTAATGAGGGAAGGAATATAGATACTGTTAGAACTACCTTACAACAATATTGTAGTTCAGTTTCTATGACAGGAGGAAGAAAAGTCGTAATAGTCGATGAGGCAGATTATATGAATGCTGAATCGGTTCAACCAGCACTAAGGGGGTTCATTGAAAAATTTAGCAGCAATGTCAGTTTTATTTTTACTTGTAATTTTCGTAATCGGATCATCGATCCTATCCATAGTCGTTGCTCTGTTGTAGAATTCGTTCTTCCAAGATCAGAGAAACCTAAACTGGCTCAGGAATGTTTAGTAAGAGTTAAAGAAATTCTGACACAAAAGGGTATCAAGTTTGAAGAAAAAGTTCTTGTCGAATTAGTTTTGAAACACTTTCCAGATATGAGGAGAGTGTTAAATGAACTTCAAAGATATGCAGCAAGTGGAATGATTGATGCCGGTATCTTAGCACAGATTGGTGAAATCAATCTTCTAGAATTGATGAAAGCACTGAAGGAAAAACATTTTTCTGAAGTACGTAAATGGGTCACTCAAAATATCGATAATGACCCTGTAAAGATTTTTAGGAAGATCTATGATGGTATTCAAGAACATCTCAAGGATACTTCAATCCCCCAAGCTGTTCTTATCATTGCAGAATATCAATACAAGTCTGCGTTTGTTGCAGACCAAGAAATTAACCTAGTCGCCTGTCTCACAGAGATGATGGTGGATTGCGAGTTTAAATAATATGACTTTGAAAGATTTTTTTAATAACGTTATCAGACATTTAGAACATTGTGGTTTGTCAACTAAGACAAATCATGTTATAGATAGTGCAGTAGATGATTTTAATGCTTTAGATATTTTTGACAGGCATGATGTTTTTTATCGTTCAAGATTTATCATTAGCAAATTGAGACATAATGGCCTACAAGGATGCCGTTGTCCTAGATGTTCTTAACAGAAAGTTTAAATGAACGAAGAATTATTAAAAATTTATGAAGATAATGTAAATGAATATGGGTTGCCAGTATTCGATTTATTTACTTGGCAAAACTTAAATACGAAGTATGTCGATACAGATACTTCTTTGCCCATGTCCAAACGGGCGAAAGTCATGATCGATACTTTGATTCATTTCTTTGAAAAACACCACCCCAAATTTCCATTCAGGGAATTTGATATGCACGATGTACGACAAACTTTTTACAAGCTTTGTCAACTCAATCTAAAAGATAATATTTTCCCAAAAGAAAAATGTAAAACAGTCCACGAAAAATATGATGACTACGTGGGCAATTTTCCAGAATGGGGTATAGGTATTTTAAATTTCAGTTCGAACTATAATATTATTTCAGACGCATTCATGAATCGTGAAAGAATGAAATGTAGTTATGATAGATCGCCTAGTCCAATTACAATGTGGAATGATCAAACAGATTTGAAACAAATACTTTCACCAATATGGAGACTTCATCCGGATTGTGGAATGCCTCTCAAGAATAATTTGTACATTGAGGGTGTTCGTGTGGGAG